ACACTGTTTTGTCTGTTCTTTGGATCTTGCAACCGTGCTTCTCTACATACAAACGACAGGTCTTTAGTAGGGTCAGCATATCGCTGACTGAACTCTTGGAAACTGAAACTTCTATGTCGGAGTATTTGTCTTGCAATATCTCTGGTTGTGGTGATTTCAATACAGGCTGAGACCATTTCAAGTGGGCTCCAGTGTTGGTGTTTGACCAAGTATCGGATGAGTTTTTCTGATGTGTCTGTGTTGAGCTGATTAGAGGGATTGCTGACACGGGCACAATACGCAATGAGTTCCTGTGCGTCTTGTAGACCCATGCCTGCAAATTCTTCGGTTGGCTGACTGTAACTAAGTAATCGAACATTCATGTATTATAACTTCTTCTTCTTAAAAAATTGTTCTGTGCCTTTTTCAATATCTTTTTTAACTCTAGGTGTATCCAGTTTAAAATCAACATTCTCAATATTTTCTTCGTAGTTCTTTACTAGTTCTTGAAGTTGTTTTTCAAAGACACTCCATCCGTCCTTTCGGGCTTCAGCTGATATTTTTACTTCCCAAGTTTTGCCATCTTTGAAATTAATCAATACTGCATGTAAATATTTTATTGGTAGTACATTTAATTGCACTTCAGAAAATATTTCAGGCCAGTGTGCTACGACATCGCTGGGAAGTTTTTTCCCAGGTCGTGTCACTTAGCTTTCTTAGTAGGCACAAGTTCTTCTGCTTTGCGGCGCATTTCAGCGGCTTGTTTTGCCAGCTTATCTGCTTCACTGCGGAATCGTTTTGCTTGAGCTTCTGGAGTCATATCAGTAGGATCGGATGGCATTTCATTTACACTGCCAACTTCTTGTACTTCAACTTTTCCAGTATTTTTTGGCTTTTGCGGTTCTGCAATAGTCGATTTAATCGACAAAGCATCAACTGCAACACCTTGCTGTTCTGCAATAATTTGATTTAATTCACTCAACGGAATACGCACTGTATTATTGGGAATCATATCAACTTGATCAGTTGATACCTTAACTAACATACCTTGTGTATGCATTGCGGCCAGCATAATACTTCCGTCCGGGAAATTGCTACGAGCCATAACTTCGCCAAATTCATTAGCATTTTGACCACCGGTGCTTTCAACTAAATTGATTAAAGCATCGTGATAAGAATCAGGCAAATTTTCTGTTGGAGCAATCAAGCAATTATATGCATCGCCTGGCAGTGTACGAAATACCACAATACACTTTTTACTATTAGTCCTAATTCTACCTACGTGTTTGATTTCTGACATAATTTTATCCTTGTGCTGTTCCAGCCTGAGCAACTTTTTGGGCTTCTGCCTGTTTAGCTACTTGGTCTAGAAAAGCTGTTAATTTATTATAGGTTTGACCAACCATTTGCATTTCGGCTGGTTTAAAAGCACCTCGTGTACTAGCCACGTCAATAATAGCTTTCATTGCACTCAAATCCTGAATGTTTAAATCAGTACCTGGATCTTTGCCCTCAGTTTGCGGTTGTTCTGTTTGCGGTTGTTCTGTTTGCAGTTGTTCTACTTTATCAGTCATAATATCTCCTTATTGAAAAAGCACAATATAATTTATCTGTTTAGAATTCAGGTATAGGCAATCTTGAAAAAACTAAGTTCTTTCTCGACCTCAAATCCTATCTTAGTAATATAAACAATTGTGTTGGTATGATCTAGTACTAGATCCTGTCCTATATAGTATCGCCCGTTAAGATTTTGACGTATCCAACTATCTACTTCTTTAGTGAGATTGGGAGCAAACTTATCTAATGTGGTATAGTTAAAATGCGGGCAAGCAAACTCAACCCTGCGTAAGCCAAAATAATTTAACGGGTTGGGTTTGCCAGCTTTTAATGTCATTCTTTAAATTCGTAGTAGGCGTGTTCGCCCCAAGGAGGGACAATTTTGTCATTACCATGAATAATGAATACTGTATCGCAATAGTTCTCATCTCCCCATGATCCATATGGATATCCATCTGTAAACATGATGAACTTTTTAGGCTGAATATCATTTTCTTTCATGTATTCCCAATTAGCCATAAACTCAGTACCGCCACCACCCATAGGTTCGTACTCGTCAAACTCGTCTACGTTGTAACTATTGTAGTCTGCTTCGTTGTAAACACNAGTATCAAAACACCATACTTTAATACTAAAATCTTGATATTCTTGCATAATACCTTTGATCTCTGTCAAGAAGTCTTTGGCTTGTTCATCGCCAATAGAACCACTCATATCAATGCCTACACAAATATCGATTGTTTCTTTNAAGTTAGTACCTGGAAGAATCGCACCCATGTGCCAACCTTTTCGGTTAGGACGCATAAAACTAAAGTCATCCTTAATAACACTTTGTATTTGCTGACGGATAATTTCACGCCAGTTCATCTTAGGCTCTGTGAGTTCCTTAATCATGCGTTGGATACTTGCAGGAGTATTTCCTGCACCCGCGGCCTGCGCGGCCCCCATGGTTGCTTCACGCATCTCGTCACGAATCTTTTTCAATTCATCTTTGCTGTAGCTNGGGCGATTACCATTGGGGTCTTTTTCGCCCCAGTCGATGTGGTCGTCTAACAACTGGCCAAGTGCATCGAGTTCTTCCTCGTCCATTTCGTCAAAGATTTTNTCATAGATTTCTTCTGCACCCATACCGTANTACTTTGGGTCATGGAAGATTTTAATACCTTCAATTTCGTGATCACCAATACGGTCACGAACAACTTGTCCGTTCACACAATAGTCAGCCGCAATGTTAAAAATACGGTGGTTACGACCTTCGTTACGTCCCATATGATCAAATACGTTGTGCAAGATTTCGTGTGCAATAACAAATTCGATTTGTTTAATTGAAAGAGGTTCAAAAAACTTACGATTAAAATAGATAGCTCGACCATCGGTAGCCGCTGTATGACACCATTCTTCTGCTTCTTTAATTTGCAAACGAGTTGCCATATTGCCAAAGAATGGATGGCGAAGTAGTAGACCCACACGGGCTACAATAATTTTGTCGATAATTGGATCTATGTGTGACATGAATGCTCCTTTACTGTATGTATATATTATAACACCTCCCGAAGGAGGTGTCAAATGGTACTAAACCGTATTATTTACGACTTTCCTTGTCAGTGGCCTGTGCAATGTACTTGCCGTACTTGGCATGGAAGGCATCAAAACATTTNATTTCGTCCGGATCCAACGGCAGTTTGTAAGTGCTTAATGCGATCTTTGTGCCCATAATAACCAATTCAGTTTCAAAGTTATTCATCATAAATTCAAAAAAGTTATTAGTTTGGTCGTTCCAGTTTTTTGCATTCTTTTCGTTTGCATCTTTCAATTCGTAGCACAGGGACACAGTTAAAGAATACATGGCTGAAATTTCTTTTGAGTCCATCTTCTTAACCTTACCACTCAAAATATCGCTAGGGTTAGGCATTTTGCTAGAGTGTTTACGGTGTGCCATAAACTTAAGAGCAAGACCTTCACCAACTGAACCTGATACCAAATCAGTCAATGTGTCATTATCGCAGTCATCGTCGTGCAACAACTCACTTACAAATGACCAGCTACGTGGAGTAGCAAACGAGCGCGAGCTAGCTTTGGGATCAAAGTCGTACAAGTCTTTCTTGCTGAAAGTCAGAAAGCCCACAACATCAGTGTGGATTTTATTATCCACTGCCCAGTCAAAGTAGTCGTCCCAGTCCACTGTCATTTCCAAGTGAACAAAACGATTTGCCAACGGAGCAGGCATACGGAAAGTGACACCTTTGTCAGTTTCACGATTACCAGCCGCTACCATAACAACATTGTCTGGCAAGCTGTAAGTACCAACACGGCGATTCAAAATCAGCTGATAGGCCGCGGCCTGTACACTAGGAGCCGCACTGTTCATCTCGTCCATGAACAGGATAATTGTTTTATGTTTCTTAGAAAGTTCTGCATCAGGCAATTCTGACGGAGGTGCCCAAACCATTTTGCTAGTGTTTGAGTCAAAGTAAGGAATACCTTTGATGTCAGTAGGTTCCCAAAGGCTCAAACGAACGTCGATCACATGAGCATCAAGCTCGGTACCAAGTTGTTTGATAATGTCGGATTTACCAATTCCGGGAGGACCCCACAGGAAAATTGGACGTTTGTTTTTGAACGCTTTGCGCAGGGATTTTTTTGCGCCTTTTGGTCCAACTGTTCGGCTGTTAATTTCTGCCATTTTGCATTTCCTTTAAGTTACGGGTTTAAATTGCTAGGTAATCTTTTACGCTATGTAAGTATTATAGCACCGTTCCAAGGTCACGTCAAGCAGAATCTTCTGTACTTTGCCTATTTTTCATGGCTTTCATTAGCCCAAATTTACGGATGTCGTCCGAAAACATATACAGCTCAAAACTTTTACGTTCGGAAAACACAGTAATACTTTGATTTGTGAGGAAATATGGACAGTCAATATATCTGTCCAAAAAGATTATGGTCTGCGGACTTAGCTCAATCAATTCGGTAAACGGAACTTCATAGCAAGCCAGATCCAATTCTTTTACCAAAAAATCCATTCCATCTTCAGTAAGTCTAAGGCCGCCGCCAATTTTGGTTCTGTTGTTTACAAACCACTTACGTTGAAACAATTGGACATTGGCCTCATCGCTACTCTTGTCCCATTGTTTTAAAAATATTTTGGTATATGTATTGTTTGATATCATTTAACTAAGGTACCGGTTGTGAGTTTATATACCTCAAAATCCGTAGTACCAAAAGTTAAATTTAGTTTTTTTGCTAGATTATGTGCATGACCGGGATTTGAGAAACTTGTCTTTTTGTACTTAGGTCCAGGATAGCTTGTGACNCTACTAAAAGATTTGAGATTGAACGGCTCAGCTTTATAGAACACAGCCCAAATGGCTTCCGACTCTAAAACTTGTTCAGCTTTATAGGTTTTTTTACTGATATACTCTAATAATACTTTTGGTTTTGGTCGACTCATAATATACGTCTCGATATGTACGTATATATTTATCTATTTTTCCTCGCCAAACACTCCACCGTCTAGTTGTATGCTAACTACTTCGTTAGCACTGGATTGTTTTAAACTATGAAATAAACTTTCGTAATCTTGCGATAACTTGGTCAATACTTCAGTAAGGGCTATATTAAGTAATCTGGCCTGTTGAATTGTCATCTTTAGTTCTTTTTGTTGAGTCAATTCGGCAGATTTTAACAATTGAGTAAATTGTAATAGTGCGGCAGTATTAATTGGATTTTGCATTTGCCAACACTGCCTTCATTTCAAACTCACTCATAAACGGACCTTTATTTGGATAACGTTCAATTGTAATTAGTTTAGGACAAAAACTACGTACCCAACCTTTTTCAAATTTGATTGTGTAGTAACCTGCACAATACAAACTTTTACTGGCATTTGATTTAGTAAACAACGGTAGCTTACGTTTTACATCATACATACTGTTATAAGGTTTACACATAGCTGGAAATCCGTGCACCTCATGTATTTCAGGTTCTGCAGAAGTTACTTTAACTTTGGTATTCTTTAAAAAGAACTCTTTACCAAATTGTTTTTGTAAGTCTTCTTTTTTGTTAAACATCACTTCACCGTTGGTGCTGGATAACACAAAACGATTGTTTTCTTTTTTGTGTAGTGTGGCAATTTTGTTGCCGTCTTTTTCCACGATCCAAAATTTGCCATCTACAATGGGCTTTGCGTGTATCTCTGTCATAGTTGTTCCTCGAATAAGTTTTGTGCGGCTTTGGTAGTTGGATATTTTGCTTGAAACGGTTCAGCATACGTTTGTATGTTGTCTGCAATTTTTTTCATGTCCCATGCATTGCAGAATTTAAGCATACGAATACCCACTTGATCTACACTCTTAGATATTGCGTTTGTTTCAATTGTTTCACGAATACATTGTTTAATGTCTTCGGGTTGTGCTGTTAAATCGCACAAGTGTACGTTACGCAAATAATCCTCTAACACACGATGTTCTCGACCATCGTGGTCGACCCAACGTTGCAACATGAGATTGTTCCAAGAGAACCCTTTGCTCTTACGGTCTTCAAATGCTTCAGTAAGACCAACTTTGTTTTTAGAACCTTTAGTACGCACACCTGGATATGCCGAAAACACATTATCGCTAGTGTCGCCACGCATACATTTTTCGAACAGCATCCATTCTGGATCTTGTGCGGCCTTAGGCTCGCCTGTCTTTTTGTCTTTAACAGGTTTGCCCTTGGCATCAAATGTGCCTTCATGCGTGATATGCAAATCGCCTACACCGTTATACTGACTTACATTATGTTTAATCAATTGCGCAAAGTCGCCATCTGTACTAATGATAACATGTTTTGCATCCGGATGAGCTTGTGTCCAACCTGCAATCAAATCGTCAGCTTCTAAACGTGGATGCTGTAGTATAGTGCAATTAGTTTTTTCGGTAACAAATTTTTTAAATTCGTCAAATGCTTCCCAGAACAATTTGTCTTCTTCTTGTTCGCGTTCAGTTAATGCATCTCTAGCTTCTTTACGATTGGCTTTGTAAGGCTTGTAAAAATCTTTGCGCCAGCTTCGACCCTCGAGGCAGAACACCACATGGCTACCACCAAAGTCTTGCCATGCTTTTTTAATACTGTTGAGGGTAATGTGGAATGCCATACCCAACTTAATGTCAGCACTGCCTTGAACCACGTGTCTAGCACGAAAGAATGTGTTAGCAGTATCAACTATAATATATGTCATCCAATTTCCGATCTGTTTGCGTCCAGTTTCTGAACATTAATAAAACCTTGACTACGATTCAAATCCAAACCCTCATCACTAAGCATGTTACGTGCTAGTGTTTTAAACCACAAGTCAACAATCAATTCATCAGTATCACCTTCGTAACCGTAACCTGCTTGTCTTAATTGTAGCACAAAATATTCATTCCAGTCAAGCTCAAAAAATCCATTTGCTGGATTATCTTTGTTAACATGCGTTTCTAGTACAGCTACCCACGGTTCTTTTCTTTTGTTAGCACGTTCTTTTGGAGACATTTTAGCATGTTCTTCTGCTTCCTTAGCTTTGCTTGCTTCAGCTAACGCTAAGTCCTTTTCTTCAATTAACTTTGTAATACCAAAAATCTTTTGTATAAACTTTTTCATTAAGTACCCCATTCATTTTTAAATAACGGCACTTGTAATCTGTCGCTATAACGTAAGCCGTTTTTCATAGCCAGTATTGCTACGTTTTTATTATTCATTGCGTATACACTTTCTACACCGCCTACTGGCATCAGATAAACGTGTCCTTTAAATCCTGCTGTACGATATGCCGCAATAGCACACTCAGCATCAGCAAAGTCTTGTTCTGTGGCAATAACAAACTTCAAATATGCTGTGCCAACTTGTTCGTATTCACAAACCACTTCTGGAAGGATAGCTTCTTCCCACACTTCGCCACTACATGGCAGTTTGGCACTTACACTAAATGTAAGTTCTCTACCTACTACACTGTTCCACTTTCTCAAGTATTCTTTAAATTCTGGTGTAAGTTTCTGAGTACCATTTGTTTCAAATGTAATTTCTTTCAATCCGCGCATCTTGGTGTTGTTAATCAAGTCTGGATAAGCACGTTGCCAACCTAACAAGGGCTCACCGCCTGTGATAACTAAGTGTTCGTCTCGCCATTCTCCAAATGGAATAATTTCCGAGATTCTGTCGGCGATTGCTTCTGAAGTGAGCATTGGACTAAGTTCTTTAAAATCAGGATGCCAACTAGCATAACTATCACAGCCCGTAGAAACCAAAGGAAGTTCTTCATATGTTGTAAACGGCGTAATCATTTTGTGTGTGGCCGCAATGTCAGTTGCTTCGTGACTTATTTCACCACGTGGCATACCAAAGCCAGCGCATTTGAAGTTACAACCGAATGTGCGTAGAAACACAGACGGGACGCCCATGTAGCGTCCTTCACCTTGGATACTGTAAAACAGTTCCGCTATTTTAATTTTGCTCATACACAATCCTGTTCATTTGCCATTTT